TTGGTTTTTGGTACACCTACATTATTACTTTTAATGTAGCTTTTAGCTTTACTTCTTAACTGCTCCACCGTTTTTAAATTTTCATCGCTTGAAAAATCAATTTTTAAAATTCTTCTATGTGTGAATTTATTTAAGTGTGTGCTGTCAAGTAGTATTTCTGGCAATGTTATTAATTGCTCTCTGTTGTTATCATCAGTATATTTTTTAAAAGGAAATACTGAAGTATAAGTTTCAAGTATTGACTGCTCTTGTTCTAAATCTAACAAGTTCTTACCATAAGCAATTATGGTTGGGTTATCAATTCCCATGCTTTTATGTAGTGTAATATTTAAGTTATCAAACTCATATTCACCACCCCACACGTCAAGAATTGAACCTGCTTTACCTCCTAATGCGTCACGTGCGTTCTCAATAGTCTCAACTTTCCATGTTGTAGAATTTACAGTAGTGATATCTGACTGAACAAAGAATTCATCTCTACTATCCAACAAGTTATCTCTCCATGTTGATAGTGCCATCAAAGCACTTCCAGTAATAGTTATATCTGGTCTAATAGCATTCATAGTAGTTTTAACTTGTGAAATGTGTTGGCAGTAAATTTTAAATTCATTTTGTGTTTTTGTGATTTTTGAAACTACAAACCTTTGATTTTTAGTTCTGTAACCTGCGTCACTTTTGATATACATTCCCTCTTTAATTTTCTCAACGTCTTTTCCATTTACTGGATAATCAAATTCAAGAATATATATCCCGTTTTTTTCTCTGCTAACATGGCATTTAGAAGCGTCAGATAAAACTGACACCCCCAAATGTTCAAAGTTAGTTTCATTTGCTTTGTATAAAATAGGATAAGCCATTAAACTAGCGCCTCCCATCTTGGGGTTATTTCAACAACAAATGAGTTGTTGTCCCATGAAATCCTGTTATCACCTATTTCAAGGTGTGGAAATGGATAAGTGAACACTTTATCATACTGCGGTTCTTTATTGTCCCAATGAGCGGACTGTGTTTCACAGTCGATTACAATGTGTCCACTAACCCCTTTTAACCTAAATATTTGAGAATTAATATTTAAGTTAATATCTCCAGTTCCTCTTAATTTAATTATTGGATTGGCTTTTCTTCGTTCAGGATTTTTTAGTATTTGTCCGTTAGAAACTGTTATCTTATTAAGTCCTGTTTTCAAGTATTTAATAGGGTGTAATTTAAAATTTAAGATACATTTCTTTTTACTAGTTAATGTACCTTCGATTTTAAATGTTTCATAAAAGTACGCTTTATAAAGATACTCACTGTCCCAACTCAAGCCAAAATCATACCATTTTGGCTCTATGTTTAGAAGATAATCATTTAATTTATTGATTATGTTTTGGACGTCAGCTTTTTCATCATAGATTTTATACGGAAAAGTACGTTCAACTACTTTCAACCGTTTATTATCTTTGATTTTCGCACCATTAACACCATCTATTTCAACTAAATCTACAGTTTGAGAAGAAGATTCCAGTTCTATTTCATCTACTAATCTTAATCCCAACTCCTTAGTATTCAGTTGATTGTAAGTAATATATTTAGTTATCATAGTCTGTCTTTCTCCTCCTTAATTAAGAATTTTATTTGTTCGTATAGTTTACGAACATCTTCTTCAGAATTTGTGCTTAAA